CATATTTTTCCATAATTTTTGTATAATCATTCACATTCTCTCTTGGATAAATAAATGTTTTTACACCTGAACGTATTCCTCCTAGAATTTTTAATTCTAATCCGCCAATTGCCGTAATTCTTCCATGCAAACAAATTTCGCCCGTTATTGCTATATCATTTTTTATTTCAAAATTACTAAACAAACTATATAATACCATTGTAATTGCGGTTCCCGCCGAAGGTCCATCTTTCGGCGTAGCCCCTTCGGGAACGTGTATATGTATTCCCTGATTCTTACTTTTTTCTATATTATTTTGAAAATCAATTGCTTTTTGATTATTGTTTGTTAAAAACAATTTCCAAGCTAAACTCTTTGCAACATTCATGCTTTCTTTCATAACATCTCCCTGCATTCCGGTAAGTTTTAATTCTAGAAATGTATTGGATGGGTAAAAAGAAGCTTCTATTGGCAATACTCCACCTTTCCCCAATGAATTTGCCCATAGTCCATTGATTATTCCTACTGATGGCTTCTCGTATATTTTAAAAGGTCTTATTTCATTATGTTCCTTTAAATAATTATCTTTTATATCAGACATTGTTATAATTACCGGAATACTGAATGATGCTAATACAGGATCGGTTTTTAATATATTCAAATTAATCTCTCCGATGATTTCAAACAAAAGTTCCTTTAATTTTCTTACACCTGGTTCGGATGTATAATTATTTACAATATTTTCTATTATATCGTCGTGAATTTCAATCATATTAATTAAGCCCATTTTCTGATAGATTTCTGGTAAAATAAAATTCTTTGCAATAATTATTTTATCATCTAAAGAAATATGGTCAAACTTGATGCGATGTATTCTATCCAATAAAATGCGGTCAATCGCTTCGGCGTCATTATATGAAAATATAAACAATACTCTTGATAAATTTAATTTTACCCCATTAAAATACTTATCTTGAAATGTATCATTTTGCGTTTGATCGATTAAATGCATTAATATGCCAATAATTTCTTTCCCATTTTCAGTTTTACTTACCTTGTCTAATTCGTCAATAAAAATAATAGGGTTCATTATGCTTGTATCCATCAATATATCAACAATTTTTCCCCAAGTCGAACCAACATATGTGTAGTTATGTCCGTCTAATGTGCTTGAATTGGTAGAGCCGCCCATTGCTATAAACGCGAATGGTCTTGCTATATTGTTTTCGTCATTTAGGCAACAAGATATTCCTTTTTTCGCCAATGACGTTTTTCCTACTCCGGGCGGACCTTCAAATCCAAAACAATATCCAGTTATATCGCCGTTCAACCATTGCCCTATAATTCGTTCAATTTGTCGTTTTGCCTTTGTATGTCCATATACAGAATTATCTAGTGTTTCGGCAACATTATTCATAAATTTATTTACATTTTGTATATTATTCTGAATAGTATTTATATTTTTGTTTAAATTAGAATATATATTATTTATGCCGTTTGTTTCTTGCATTAATTGTTTTTGAATAAAATCATAAATAATTTGAACGTCGATAATAATTGTTCCATTTAATAGATCATTTATAATTGAATTTATTTCTAGTCGTAAATTAGTAATACTTTTTCCATTACAATTCATGTAGCCGATATAATTATGTGTTTTTATAATAGTGTTTAACTCATTATACATATTGACCAATTTTTTTTTTTGTATTTTTTCAATAATTACTTTAAAATTATCTAATAAATAATTTTGTATATTTATCTTACAATGAGTATTTAATAATGAATAATATTTTTGAACTTCAAAGCTTGTATACTTTTTTTTATATGGAAATGGAAGAATAATATCTTTTATTTCTGTTTTTAAAGTTTCAACCAAACCAGAAAATATATTATTATTGTCATTCATAACTTTCAATATAGGTTCTTCCTTGTATATTCCAAAAGGTATTTTAAGCAATCCATCTATATATTGCATTGCTTTAGAACCTGTATCTTCTGATTTCATTTTAACTTCCTTTAATTTTACCATTGCTTTTTCTTTTACAATATCATCTGTTTTCATAAGACAAATTCGTTGTTCTAATGTTAAATTTCCGATATCATTTTTCGATAATTTATTTGTATAATTCATTGTTTCTTTCATCGCATTATGGAAATATTTTTTCACATAATAAGGTAAACTATCATATATGACTACCTGTTCGTATGTATCTATAATACCATTAATATCATTGGATAATAAATCATACAATAAATATGCCAAATAATTGCACTCATTTTTTGTTGAGTTTATTAGTAACATTATCAATTCATTTCTTTTATCACTTAAATCTTTCTTTTCAAAATCGTTAATAATTTGAACTATCGTTTTTTTTTTAATATTATTATTAAAATCTTCAATATAGGATATATATATTTCTTTTAAAAAGCCAACGTCGTGTATCAATAATTCTTTCAATGTAATACATTTTATAAATCTATCATATGATTCTTTGTTATAACTTATATGTGTTTCTGGCCTATTTTCACTAAGTTCAAACATTATCTTTTTTATATTTGAATTATCAATTAAATCAATAATAATATCCTCTATAATCCCATATACAATAATTGTATTCTGCTTTTCTATATTATGTATTGTGTATTTTATTCCATATATTTGGTTCTGTAAATTTAAATTAGGATAATCTATTTCAAAACATTCAAAACTATCAGCATTTTTGTATATATTTTCATCATTTGATTTCAGGTTCTTACCAGATTTCCAATCTAATGTTTTATATCGCATTGGACGAATATAACAATTTAATAATTTATATATTAATTTATACTTGTCTTCTGGGATAAAATTATTTCCAATACAAATATAAAGAAGATTATCTAAAGTATCGCATCCGTATAAACTAATTAATGTTGATATTTCGCATATTATAGTTTGTATCTCATTTATAATATTATCTTCATCAATTATGCTTGAACCTTGTATTGTATCTAATTTAATATTTAATTTTTTAAATATAGACTCTGCGAAAATTATACAAAAATTTAAATCGGTTGCTTCCAAAAACCCCATTATTTTATAAAATTGGTTAGACCTGATAATATTTTTTACTATTTCCTTTAATTTATTAATTTTATTTGTAATTATTTGTTTGAATGAATTATTCATAATATCTATATTATATATATTATATAGATAACCAAAAAATATATAAAGATATTTTTATATTATAATACAATCGGCGGTTATCTAATATGGGAATTCCAAGCTACTTCTCATATATCGTAAGAACACACCGAAAGATTATTAAAAATTTACATTCTACAGATATTCCAAAAATTAATAATTTATATTTGGATTGCAATTCATTCATTTATGATGCATATAACACAATTAAAAATGAATATAATAATTCCGATTTGTATAAAAATAAAACAGAAAAGGAATATTTTCGGCTTATTGAAGTAAATATTATTAAAATGGCTTGTGATAGTTTGGAGAAAATAATTATGAAAATCTCTCCAGACCAGCGTGTTTTTATTGCATTTGATGGAGTTGCGCCGATGGCAAAGTTAGATCAGCAGCGAAACCGAAGGTATATGACCGCTTTTCAGAATTCATTAGCTAACGATGATGATAGTGTTACATCTCCGCACACATGGAACACGTCTTCAATAACGCCTGGTACAGAATTTATGGAAAAATTAGGAAGTGAAGTAAGGAAACGTTTTCGCGACTCGTCGCACTTGAATGTAAAGACAATTATGATATCAACGTCGGATGACCCAGGCGAAGGCGAGCATAAAATATATAAATATATTCGAAATGACGCTGAATATCATAAGGATACCACTACTATTATTTATGGACTTGATGCCGACTTAATAATGCTTACACTTAATCATTTACACATTTCGGAAAAAATGTACCTTTATAGAGAAACTCCTGAATTTATTAAAAGTATTGATAAAACGCTTGATCCTAAGGAGAGTTATTTATTGGATATTCCTCTTTTTGCAAGGTCTATAATAAAAGAATTATCCTGCGAACGTATTAAAAATATCGACGACATCTCTCTACAAAGTGATATTCTTTTTGATTATATTTTTATTTGCTTTTTGCTCGGAAATGATTTCTTACCGCATTTTCCTGCGTTGAATATTCGAACAAACGGAATTAATAATCTAATAAATGCTTATAAATATGTTTTTGAAAAAAATACAAATGATACTCTAACAAAAAATCACGAAATCATTTGGAAAAATGTACGTAAATATATTGAATATCTCTCTTTAAATGAGATGGATTTCATCAAGGAAGAATATTCGTATCGGGATAAAATAAGCAAACGTCTTGAATATAATAATAAGGATGAAAATTTAATGCTTCCTCTAAAAGAGCGAGCAACTGAACTATATATTAATCCAAATGAATCTGGTTGGGAGTTTCGATATTATAAAAGTTTATTCAATATTAAAAATCACGATGAGAGATTGAAAGAAATTAGTATTAATTATTTAGAAGGATTAGAGTGGACTATGAAGTATTATTCATCTGGCTGTGTAAATTGGCGATGGCAATACAATTACTACTACCCCCCATTGTTGGTTGATTTGCTTAAATATATTCCATATTTTGATCACACGTTTGTGATTTTCAAAGAAGAAAACCCAGTATCACCTTTAACGCAATTGAGTTATGTTTTGCCGCCAGTAAGTATGGGATTATTACCAAATAAATTAAGAATAAAACTTATTAAGGAGCAACCTGACTGGTATGATGTAAATTACGTATTTATTTGGGCTTTTTGTAAATTTTTATGGGAAGCGCACGTTGACTTACCGCATATTGATATTGATTTATTGGAGCAAATTGTCAATTCATAAAATAATAATAATTAATTTTATTATTTTAGAAATTTAATAAAGTATATTATTATAAAAATAACAATGAACCATATCATTACAGAATTAAGCGTTCAAGACTTAGATACCTTACAATCAACCATGGGAAATAAAGTATTAATTATTAAATTTGGAGCAGAATGGTGTAGTCCTTGTAAAACAATCGCGCCTACATATAAAAAATTTATTGACACATTGCCTTCAAATATTATTTTTGCCGAAATTAATGTTGATGAAAATCTTGATATTTACATCGCATTAAAAAAACATAAAATGATACAAAGTATTCCTGTATTTTTAGCTTTTTATGGAGATACTGATAGAGATAAATGGTATATCCCAGATGATTCTGTTATAGGCGCAGATGAAAAATCAGTAAATGATTTTTTTGTACGATGTGAGAAAAAAGCAACTAGTTTTATTCCTTATACATATTATAGTTAATTTATCAGTTGAATATGGTTGCATCGTTTTACAATCATTACCTCTTGTAATAATTTATCACGCACTTTATCTAATTCTTCTTTCATCGAATTTATTCTTTCTTTTTCTTCTTGTTTCAGTGCCTTATTTGCTCCTTCACTTTTTTTTAATAAATCAAGTTCAATTTTAATATTTTCAATAATTTCACGCATGTTTTCTTCATTTTCTTCTTTTATTTCCTTCATACATTTTGATTTATCCTTTCTATTTTTTATAGTTTTACATCGCAATTGTTGTTCTTTTATTAATTCTTTTATATTTTTGTGAGTTTCTTTTAATCGTTTTTTTAATTCTGTTATATGTAGTAATTGTGCTTTTATAGTTTCTTTATCGTGTTTCTTCTTCTCATTTGGTTCTTTATTTTCCGATAAAATTTCCTTACGAATTTCAGGCGTATTAATATATGACATAATAACAGGAACATCTATCATCACTGGTTGTGCAAATTGTGTTGGATCCTGTTCGCGATTTAAATAACTAATATAACCAGTCATTTTATTCGCTAATTTCTTTATACCATTTTCAGTTAATATATTGTCAGATCCCATATAAGTTTTTTTAAAATCATCTATATCAGTGGTTATCTTATCTGCTGCGGTTTCCTTACATAAATTAATCAGTTGAAATAATTCAATGGGGCTATTTGTAAATGGGGTTGCTGTCATTATTAGTAAACGTGCTGATTTTTTCCCTGATTTTTCATAACTTTTTTGTAGTAATTTTTCCATTATTGACATATCTGGACGTTCGCTTCCTTTCAAATCACCTCCATATAATTTATGCGCTTCATCTATAATAATTAATGTTTTATGTAAAATGTCTTCCTTACCATTACGTTCAATAAGTTTATCCATATACACATTATGTGAACCAGGCGTTAATAAATTACTGAAAGTTTTATAACTAATTGGTTCAATCCAATTTTTACTGAGAAGACGTCTTCGTTTACTTGGATCATCCGAAATAGTTAATCCTTCCTCTTTCATTCGCTCGGCTATAATGATGTGACAAACGTCATCAAACATATTTTTATAGACATCATTTTTCAAGGTGTTTCGCGTAACCCATAAAATAGTATATCCTTCACGTTCGAATGAAGATGTCGCCGCCGCTATTGCCGAACAAGTTTTACCTGTTCCTACGCTGTGCCATAAGAGTATTCCTTTATATGGCGATTCTGGTGTAAAAAATGTTCTTATAAAATTTTGAGTTGGGTTTAATGTCATGATTCTTGACTCGCCGCCCCCTTGCTCCTTTGGTTTATCGACACATTTATTCTCAACTATAATCTCATCCCAAGTAAATTCTTTAGCGAAATTTGTTTTAATAAAATCTCTCATTTTTGTAAAATTTAATTTAGTCAAAGGCGGACCTTTATTTAATTGCTTCATAATACTAATATTTTTACCAGTATATTCGACTATAGAATAATTAATATCATTTGATGGGGGGATATATTCTACTATTTCTAACTGACTCATGATTTCATTTGCTATTCTAAGCGGAGAAGTATACCTTGTAGAACTCGTTCCCCTTGTAGAACTCGTTCCCCTTGTAGAACCCGTTCCCCTTGTAGAACCCGTCTTCGTTTTTTTTGTTTTTGATAATGACATACTACTATTACTTTTCCTAGTAGAATTTTTATTGCCGCTATATGGTTTACTCGCATAAGATGGAGTTTTTTCTACATAAGAAGGTGACGTGTTATTTACGATTTCCATATAAGGCGTCGCGCTTTCTTGCTCTCCATTCACATCAAGATAAGAAGGCGGAGTGTTATTTACGATTTCCATATAAGGCGTCGCGCTTTCTTGATAACCATCCATATCAAGATAAGAAGGCGACTTGTTCTTTACGATTTCCATATAAGGCGTCGCGCTTTCTTGAT